AATGTATCTATCAGAAACTTTCGTAACCAAGTGGGCACCGGTCCTAGACCACCCTGAATTGGCTGCTATTAAGGATCCGTACCGCAAGGCTGTCACGGCTGTCATTCTTGAGAACCAAGAAAAGGCTCTTCGTGAAGAAGCAGCGGCTTACGGCAACATGTTCGAAGCTGTCCCTAACAGCGCAGGCGGCGGTATGTCTCCTGTACAGGGCGGCGAAGGCAACATCAAGGGCTTCGATCCAATCCTAATCGGTCTGGTTCGTCGCGCACTTCCTAACCTCATGGCGTATGATGTTTGCGGCGTTCAGCCAATGACGGGTCCAACCGGACTGATCTTCGCAATGCAGGCTAAGTATGCTAACACCGGCAACGGTTGGCTGAACACGGCACCAGAAGCTTTCTTCAATGAAGCTAACACCGCATGGTCTGGTACCGGCGCACACAGCACCGCAATGCTCGGCGCAGGCGCAGGCGGTGGTATTGGTAACTTGTCGCCAGCAGGCGGTCAGTCCAACACCGTTCTAGCTAACACTGGTACGGGCATGACCACGGCAACGGGCGAAGACCTCGGCGCAACGATGGCGCAGATGGGCTTCTCCATTGAGCGTATCTCGGTTGTTGCTAAGACTCGCGCTCTAAAGGCTGAGTACACGCTTGAACTCGCACAGGACTTGAAGGCAATTCACGGTCTTGACGCAGAAGCAGAACTCAGCAACATCCTCTCGACTGAAATCCTCGCGGAAATCAATCGTGAAGTTGTTCGCACGATCTACGCTGTCGCTAACATCGGTTACACTGGTGTTACCACGAACACGTTCAACCTTCTCGCCGCAGCCGACACGTCGGGTCGTTGGGCAGTTGAGCGTTTCAAGGGTCTTCTGTTCGCAATCGAAAAGGCTTCGAACAAGATCGCGAAGGACACTCGCCGTGGTAAGGGCAACATCCTGATCGTCAGCACGGACGTAGCATCGGCTCTGTCGATGACCGGTCTGCTTGACTACCAGAGCGCACTGACCAACAACACCAACCTAGCGGTTGACGACACTGGCAACACCTTCGCAGGTACGCTATTCGGTCGCCTAAAGGTTTACGTAGACCCATATTCGATCACTGGATCGGACTACGTAGTTGTCGGCTATAAGGGTCCAACCCCTTATGACGCAGGCGTGTTCTACTGCCCATACGTTCCGCTACAGATGGTCCGTGCCATTAACCCTGACACGTTCCAGCCTAAGATTGGTTTCAAGACCCGCTACGGCTTGGTCCAGAACCCATTCGGCAACTCGCAGCAGGGCGCAGAAACCACGGTTTCCGGTACGTTGACTAACCACACGAATACTTACTACCGTAAGTTCTCGGTTATCAACCTCGTCGGATAATCGTAGCGACAATAACAATAGAGAGTAAAATCTCAGTGACTCAGGGGCGGCAAGCAATTGCCGCCCCTTTTTGTTGCTCCTAAATAGGGTATAGTCTACGGAGAATCCCATGGCACGTAACCCATCCAACCGCGATATCCTACAAAGCACGAAGTATAAACTCAACTTCATGCGTCTACCGGGATTGACATTCTTCTGTCAGACGGTGAATCTTCCCGGCATTTCGTTGACTGAAATTCAGCAGCCCACACCTTTTGTTGACCTGTATCGTCCCGGCGAGAAAGCCATCTACGACACGCTCAACGTGACCATGCTCGTAGACGAAGACCTCAAGGATTGGGAAGCCATTCACGATTGGATTAGAGCGATGACCTTTCCGAAGGAATTCGAAGAGTACGCTCAGATGGGAAGGACGTGGAAGGACGCGACAGCACGGCGCGGATCGGGCATCAAGCTGCCAATTCAGTACACCGACGCTTCCATGACCGTTTTCACTAATAAGAACAACCCCAACTTTCGCGTGTCGTTCAAGGACGTGTTTCCGACCACTTTGGGCGGTATTCAATTCTCCGCACTGGACTCGGCTGAGAACATCATTACGTGCGAAGCAACCTTTAGATATTCGTACTATAACCTTGAAAGGATTTGATTTTCTTATCACAATATGATAAGATACCCATTGGTTTGATGGAGTTTCGATATGAGTAAGTATGTTGCGCCTAATCTAGATGAGTTGCTTTCCGAATGGGAAGCGGATGCGAAGATTGATACCACTAATCCCGGTGGTGAAATGACGCGCATTCCCGTCATTCACAGTAAGTACAATAAGTACCTCTCCCTTCACAAGATCGCAGCCACTCGGCGCGAAGCTGAGTACGCCAAGCTGCGCAAGACGAAGTGGATGTACTACAACGGCAAGCTATCGCACGAAGAACTGACAGCCCTCGGTTGGGAGCCATTTCCCTTCACGCTCAAGGCTGACCTCAACGTGTACATGGATGCCGACGATGATCTAATCAAGCTCAAGGCTACACTGACCTTCCACGAAGAGTGTATCTCGTTCTGTACCTACGTCATGAAGGAACTCAACAACCGCACATGGCAGATGAAGGAATGGATGGCATGGGAGCGATTCGAACGCGGTAACTAATGAGTGATATCCACTTTGAACAAACTGACAACGTATGGGCGAGGATAAGATGCGACGATAGCACTGCGAAGGAGCTATCAGAATTCTTCACATTCGCCGTTCCGCAAGCCAAGTTTCGTAAGAAAGAGGCTAAGAAGTATTGGGACGGTAAGATTCGCCTGTTCTCAGAGCGCACCCACAAGATCCTCGCGGGTCTTGAGGGTTACGTGCGTCAATTTGCCAAGGATAATAACTACACCTATTCGTCTACGCTCCTGAAAGGGAACATTGCGGAACTGCCTGCGAAGGATTACGTTGCGCGATGGAAGATTCCAGAGAAAATGTCTCCGCGTGACTATCAGTGGGTAGCCTACCTGTGGTCATTGACTCGTAAGCGCGGCATTGTAATTTCTCCCACCGCATCCGGCAAGTCGCTGATCATCTACATGATATCCCGGTGGCTTCTAGAACACGGCAAGAAGCGCGGACTCCTGATCGTTCCGACTACCTCACTGGTCGAGCAGATGTACTCTGACTTCGCTGAGTATGGTTGGGACGTGGAGAAGAACTGCCAACGCATCTACGAAGGATTCACTCGCGATGCCTATGCGCCCATGGTCATTTCTACGTGGCAATCCGTGTTCGATCTGCCGAAGAAATACTTCTCTCAGTTCGATTTTGTAATCGGTGACGAAGCTCACCAATTCAAGGCAGATTCGCTCAAGAGCATCATGACGCAGCTAGTCAACTGCGACTACCGTATTGGAACTACAGGCACGCTTGACGGGTCTAAGGTCCACAAGCTCGTTCTGGAAGGGTTGTTCGGTAACGTTCAACGAGTGGCTTCGACAAAGGAGCTACAGGACAAGGGATATCTCGCACACCTTGATATCAAGTGTCTGGTACTACAACACTCGGACATTCCGCAGAGTGTGAAAGGCGCATCCTATCCCGACGAAATTGCTTATCTCTGTGCCTGCGAATCACGCAATCGCTACATCACAAATCTGGTAAAGTCACTAGACGGTAATACGCTTGTCCTATATAATTACGTAGACAAGCACGGTAGAATCCTCTATGACTTGATCAAGGAAAAGCTACCCGACAGAAAGGTTCACTTCATTCATGGTCTGGTCGAGACTGAGGACCGGGAAACCGTCCGTAAGCTGACAGAGAATGAGAGTGACTCGGTGATCGTTGCTTCCTATGGAACCTTTTCCACAGGCATCAACATCAAGCACCTACACAATGTTGTCTTCGCCTCTCCGACGAAGAGCCAGATTAGAACTCTTCAATCCATCGGCAGAGGTCTAAGACTAGGTGAGAGAAAGCAGAAGTGTACTTTGTACGATATCGTGGACGATATGCGATACGGCACCCATGTCAACTTTGCGTTGAGACACTATGAGGAACGGATTCGAATTTACAACGAAGAAAAGTTCAACATCAAAACCTTCAACATAGGACTACGCTAATGGAACAACCAGTAGAGTCTCAAGTCAAGTTCTACAAGCTGAGAGATGGTGAGAATATCGTCGCATTCGAAATGGAAAACGCTGACACTCACTACAGGCTCCGTAGACCCCTTTCCTTTACCATTGAGAATGAGGTCATGAGTGGCAGACAGATGCTAAACGTCAGAGAGTGGATTCCACCCATCGTCTGTGCGACTGACGAAATCTGTATTCCGAAGGAGTACGTCATGGTTTCTACTGACGTGAAGGAATC